GTTGAACATAATATTGTGTTGGTTGTCCTGTAGTTAGTTTGTTTGCTAAAGCAGAATAAGTTGAACGATCAATTTTAGTCATGGCTGTGTCTTGCTGTGTGCTTTGTGTTCTGTTGGTTCTATGAGTTGCTTCAAGAACATCATCCATTCCATATATAGTTGAGGCTGTTTGATTTGTAGTTGCTTGTGCTCTATTGCTATCAGAAGTATCATCAGCAGCACTTCTAAAGAAATGATATTCAGCTTGGTTTTCGATTAAATCTATATTGGTTTCTCTTAGTTCCCAATAATGCAAACCTCTATTGCCCCATTCTTGAAACATTATATTTAAAGAACGTCTAGCAGATTTTAGTCTGTATCCGTTTAAATCTTGTACACCGATACGTTCGTATGCTTCTTCTAATATCTCATCAATATAAAAAGTTTTGTCGAACGTTGCTGTTCCTGAAGTAGTGTTAGGCATGTGCTACTCCTTAATATATTTTTTTAAACTCTGCTATAACTGTATGCATATTTCCAGAATCAGCTGCGCCTGGTACAACTAAATTAACATCACTTTGGTTAGTGTTGCTTGATTTATCAGTTTTTAATCCACCAAACTCTCTAAAATCCCAATAACCTGCTCCTACTAAGCCGATGATTGGTATATCACCATCGTCATCTTCTTCGTCCATACGAACATAAGAATCTCCACCATCTCCAGTGTCACTAGAATACCACACTCTTAATAATTGTAAGTGTAAACAAGAGTCACCGTTTGAGTTTGTAGCCATTGCTGAAACATCACCAAATACTGTTGTTCCGCCTGTGCCGTCCGATTGATTTACATATTTTATAACCACACGTTGATCATTTTCTTGCATGATCGTTGGTCCTGTTACTACGTCTGCCATTTGTTTCCCTCCTTAATCAAGAAACTGTGGGCCAAAAGGCCCACATAAAGTTTATTACATTACTGAATAATCTAGTTCTACTGTAAATCGTCCAGCTGAAGCATCACCATTCAATGTAGTTGTTGCAAACGCGTATAAATGTTTGCTTGCAACTGCCGCACTAATGTTTGGCTCAAATACATGAAAAGCTGCTGAATCAAAATCAAGATCAACTTCAGTTACTGAGTCTGTTGCAGAAATTCTTGGGTTGATAGATGCAACACCTGCACCAACAATTTCAGTTCCAGAAGAAACAGCTGCGTTAGTAGCTGTTCCAGAAGTTGCACTTAATGATAAGCCTCCAACAAGAGTTGGACCACTAACAGTTGTAACAAGTACAGTTGCTTTGTGGATGAAGATTTTAGTAGCCGTTACTAAATCATCAGGCACATCTGTGTTTAAAGTTCCTAGTTCAACAAGAACATCTCCGTCAGCATAAGCTGTACCTGTGTCAGTACCAGCAAGTGTGCCAATGAAAGTTTGTATTTTTCTTGTTCCTAGTGAAATTAGTTGTCCAGTTGAGTTAACTGAAAAACCAGTTTCTGTGATCGCGCCAGTAGCGGCTGCTTTATTGATTACGTTAAAGCCACCTTCTGTTCTGACCGGACCGCTAAAAGTTGAGTTAGCCATATTATTAGTCTCCGTTTCCGCCAGTACAGTCCGAGACATTGTCTACTGCATGAGTCTATACTGACTATTTATAAGTATGCAGTATCCTGAATATACGCTTTTAATGTGGGGATTGCAAATAAAAAGGGGCGCCGAAGCGCCCCTAGATTATTATGCTCCTGGTGAGCCAAATACTCCACGCCAGTCAGAGAAGCCGAAGCTGTATCTTTCTCTTGCTTTGTATCTTACGTTACCAGTATCAAAATCGCCTTCCATTGCAGTCTTAATAGCTGCTCTTTCGAACATTTTAAGACCGTTAGGAACATCAGTTTTGATAAAGAATGCGTCTGTATCTGTTAGGAAGTTGTTTACCACGTATCCTTGTGGGATCATTCCTTTAGATGCAATTGCATTTAAGTCGTTATCAGCAGTACCAACTCTTGCTGGTGACTTCATGATTCTTTCAGCTGTAAATTGTAGCTCAGAAGGAATAATCATTTTTACTCCTCTTGCAGCAATTTTTAAGCCTCTTTCATCAGTGAAAGCAGCAATGTCGATCAAAGCTTGTTCGATAGAAGTTTCTGATAAATCAGCTGATGTGCTCAACTCATTTTTCTGACTTCCTGCAGATTGTGTAGGGTGGTCTGTTGCAAATAATTCTTTGCCATCTCCACCTGGGAACGAGCTGCTAAATCCATTGTTTAGGACGTTAGCTGCTTTGATCTGCTTTGTGTTAGCCATAGATCTTGCTAGTGCTTTTGTATAACGAGTTGCAATCGTGTCATATAAATTATCCTCGATTGCTTCTTCAGTTAGTGCGAAAGCAAGAGCAACTGTCTCGTGAGTGTAACGAGAAGTGAAAGCTTCTTGTGCAGAGTCAAAAGTCACTGCTGAGCCCTCAGATTTTACAGCCGCATTTGCGAAGCCAGATAACATTACTTCTTCTTCGAAAGCTCTGTCACTGTTCTCAACGTCGAAAATCTCTAAGTGTTGATTTTCGTAGTTTGCGTACTCAAGTCCGAATAATGCATTCAGACCTGGCTCTAGCTCTTTAGCTAGTTGTTGTCTTGATATAGCCATGATTTAAATCCTCCTGCTATTATTCGTTGTGGTTATAAGCATGCTCATTGAAATACACTACGTAATTCGTATGAGTTGTGCCTAGTTCATTGTTTGACGGATCGCCAGTAATGCCTGTTACTCTTAACTGTCCATCTGTTGCAGCCAAATCAGAAACATCTAACTCAATACCGGAAATACCAGTAGTAGTTGATCCTGAGTGAGTGCCAACAGTGTCAGCGACTTTACCAACGTCTGTTTGTGCAGAGTTTGTAGCTGAGTCACCTTGTATCAAAAATCTTTGATACGGATTATCAAATACAAATCCTCTTATTTTTCCCTGAGTAATATTCGTTTGAGAATAGAAGTTAGAGAATTTTGGTTTCCCTGTTGAAGGGTCGCTGTCAATCAAACATCCGTTAAAGACACCAATGTTATCTACATTTGTTACTGCTTCTTGAACAGCAATAAATCCAGCATTGTTATCATCGATCTCTACAGGGTCTCCCTGAAAGATTGATGTGCCTTCGTTGTCCGGAATTAAATATTCCGTCATTTGAAAGTCAGAGCCACCAACAGTGTTACCGATAGGTCTTAGACCAAAAGGGCTATCTACATTAGCCATATTGTTATCCTCCTTAAAGGTTTTATTGTTAGCGGTGGGTAGGAATTACTAAATAATTAGTTTTTCTTTGTACCACCAAAAGTTACACGAGTCTGTCGATCTTGATTGATCGGCATACTTGGGTGCTGTTCCTTTAAGACATCGTTTTCTAAGGCTTCATTACGATCGGCTGTTCTTTTATCAAAGTACGCCTCACGTTGCCTTGCGAGCTCTTCGGGTATCCTTGCCAGCACAAGGCCACCAACCCCGATCACTCCTGCGTATCGTCCTTCATCCAAAGTTGGAAAATCTGAGTCTGGATATTCGTCAGCTCTTACGAGCTCCCATCCTGATCTCAACTTGCCTGACATGTTCTTTGTATCATCAAAGCCCATACTTTCAGCGCGTATCCATCTATGTCTGTAACCGTCTGGCGCAGGCGGTGCATCAAGTGATGATGGAGGAGTCCATACTTTAGGTCTTTCTGCTTTGACCCTAGTTTGACTCGCGCGAGAAGTTTTAACAGTTTTAGTTTCTGTATTTTTAGTCATATGCTTATACCTCCTTCGCGGCTAATTGTTTCGCATACTCTTCGAGTGGCACACCTAATCTTTTAGAAATTGCTACCTGTGATGGTGTGAGTTTCACAGTTTTTCTGCGTCCCTTTCCGGCCGGACGTCTTGCACTTGCTACGTTTTGAACAGGTTGTTCTTTAGTAGATTGTTCCACATTATCAAATTTGTGTGGGAATTCAAGTCTAATCCGTTTATCAACCTCAGAATAATATTCATTTGATTGCGGATCATACCCTTCTTCCTCTACAAGTTTTCTATGTATGTCAAAAGCAGTGTAAGTCATGGCATTATCCGTGCCAAACCAGGAGTTTTTAGTCGCCCAGTCCTCTGCTTTTGGATCAATTTTTTGTTGAGCTTGTGCTACAGGGTCAGCAGTTTGAGGCACAATTTGTTCTTTTTGTGTATCTATTTGCTGTGTTCTTTGCTCTTGAGCTTGTTTTAAGTTGTTAAGTCTAGCTTCTTCCATAGCCATTTGAGCTATAGCTTTTTGTGCTTCGACTTGACCATCAACATCTTGAGCTTCTATGGCTTGCCTGTACGCTAACTTTGCAGCGTCCATTCCTGTATTAACTTTTGCTTCTAGTTCTTTAGTATAACTATTACCAAGAGTATCGTACCTGCCTTTCATTTGCTCAGCTTGATTTTTTACTTGCTCAGCATATTGTATAGCTTCTTCTTTTTGCCTTTCAGCTTCACGCATTTTACGTGTAAGTTTTGCTATTCTCTTTTGAACTCCGTCGCTGTAGTCGTCTAGTTCTTTTTTCTGTTCGCTAGCCTGAACATCAGACTGCTCACTAGATTCCTTAGATGCGTCAGCGGACTGACTATCGTTTTCACTAACTTGTTCAACTTGGATCTCCTCTTCTAAAGATTGCTCTGGTGCTACTGCATCAAGATCAATCTCTGTAGCTTGTTCATCGGTATCGCCGACATCGATTTTTCTATCGTCTTGCATAGATTATCCTCCTCTATGATTACATTGCGTGCAAGATGTCTTCAGGATTACTTATTGTCCCAAGCACCTCGTCATCGTTTAACATTCTTATCTCACCACCATCAATCTCCATGCGTGATCCTGCATATCGTGCAAATATCACCCA